GTCGACCTTGTGGTTGGTGGGGGTGGGGGTGGGGGTAGAGGTATAAATGCAGCAACAAATAGCGGCGGTGGCGGCGCAGGTGGGTTTAGAACAGGAACCGCCTTATCCGTTACGGCAGGCACTGATTACACTGTTACTGTTGGAGGAGGTGGTGCAGGAGGAACATCTTCAACGGGTAGTAGCGGGGTAGATTCAGTATTCAGCACGATTACATCAACTGGCGGTGGCGGTGGCGGTGGTGGAAATCCCGGAACAGCAGGTGCTAATGGTGGTTCTGGTGGTGGAGGAACCGGAATAAGTGGTGGTGGAGCCGCTGGAGGCACAGGTAATACGCCAAATACATCACCCAGTCAAGGAAGTAATGGTGGCGTTGGAGCAAGTTCCGCTCCATTTGCTGGTGGTGGTGGCGGTGGAGCAGGAGAAGCTGGAAACACTGATGGCGCAGGTTTTGGAGGAGATGGAACGGCATCTTCTATTTCTGGATCATCTGTAACTTATGCAGGCGGCGGTGGTGGTGGTAGGAATGGGGCAGGAGTAACTGATGGTGGTTTGGGCGGTGGCGGCGCAGGTGGAAACGATCAATCACCTCTAACGCCTGCTACAGCAGGAACTGCTAACACAGGTGGCGGCGGCGGCGGCAGTTCTGGAAATAACGCAACACGAGATGGAGCGGCAGGCGGCTCCGGTATCGTAATCATCAAAATCAACCAATAACATGACTACTAAAACATATCGCTTCCTAGGAATAGACACAGCAATGCACCTATTACGTCCTGGGGCGAAGTGGGAAATCTCTAACAACGTCTTTACACGCTGGGATGATCCACGGCCTTGTCCGAGTATTGAAGAGGTCTACTGGGTCATCGACAAGATCAGAGAGTTTGAGGACAGCATCCCTACGATTTACACCGACGAGCAACTCAAAGAGATGGGCATAGCCAAAGAGGAATTTGAACGTGCAGTTGCATAACTTATTCCCCATCCCTGTAGGCTTTGCTGAGCTAGGTCGCCCCTTGTCAGATGAGGAGTTGTTCTTCATCCGTGAGTTACAGACAAGACCTAATATGGGCAACACAACAAGCACGAATAACTTTGTCTTGCGTGATCCAGCTCTAACGTCCCTGCGCTCATTCATTGAAGATGCTGTCTCGGAATACTTCAAGTCCACAGTCAACCCTAAGCACAATGTAACACTACGTGTGACACAAAGCTGGTGCAACTACTCAGAACAGGGCCAGTACCACCACAAACACGCTCATCCTAATAGTTATATCTCAGGTGTGTTTTATGTGCAGACCAACCCTGATGATCGGATTTACTTCTACAAGGATGGCTGGCAGCAGATCAAATTCCCGCCCGACCAGTGGAACCCGTATAACAGTGAGAGCTGGTGGTTTGAGGCTTATGCAGGCAGGCTGATTCTCTTTCCTTCGTCGCTGACGCACATGGTTCCTGAAGTCAAAGGCGAGGACACAAGAATCTCACTTAGTTTTAATACCTTCCCTGTCGGAGTTGTCGGGGAAGAAATGGATTTAACCGGATTGAAATTGGAGGCATGATGGGCCATTACGCGAAAATCGACGAGAACAATGTTGTTACTCAGGTCGTCGTTGTTGACAACAAAGATATGGCAGATGCTTTCGGTGTCGAGAAAGAACACATCGGCGCTGCACACTTAGAGAAGATCCTCGGTGGAACGTGGAAGCAGACGAGCTATAACGGGAACATCAGAAAAAACTACGCAGGGATTGGTTACACATACGATACGCAACTTGACGCCTTCATCCCGCCTAAACCCTTTGCTAGTTGGCTGTTAAATGAAAACACGGCACAATGGGAAGCACCCACGCCAATGCCAACAGACGGCAAGATGTATTCGTGGGATGAGGCGACAACTAACTGGATTGAGATTCTAGGATAACAATGTGTTCGGCTTTGATCCATTCTCAACTGCGCCATTTTCGGCGATCAGTGGTGTTACAGGGCCGATCAATGCGGAGGTCCAAGAATCCGCAACGGGTTCAGATAGCCTAGCGTCCATACTTTCGGCACAAGCTGCCGTATCAGAAACATCCACTGCAAGTGATGCCATCCAAGGCAATAACGTCATTGACGTTTCGGTGTCAGAAAGCGCATCCGGTTCGGATGCTACGGTAGGAGAAGTAGGGTTTGTTCTTAGCTATCTTGTTGTTGGTGGCGGCGGTGGATCAGGAAGCGGTGGCTCTGGTGGTGGAGGTGGTGGAGGCGGCGGTGCTGGCGGGGTACTTGAGGCCACATTTGTTTCAACATATCAATTAAATACTTCCTACACGGTTACTGTCGGTGTGGGTGGGTCGGGCATGATCTACAGCCCATCAACGGCGGCTACGGCTGGTGGGCAATCTCAGTTTGCATCAATCATTGCTTTTGGTGGTGGTCGAGGTGGTGGGCTTGGAGCGTCGGCTCCTAACTTCCAGAGTGGCGGGTCCGGCGCTAGTGGCGGTGGTGGCTGCGTTTATGTGGGCGCAGGCGGTGCTGCAACACAGGGCTACGTAGGTGGTTCCGGGGGAGGTAGCTCACCAAGCACGTATAGAGGTGGCGGTGGTGGCGGCGCGGGAGGCGCTGGTGGTTCTGCAAATACGCCTTTTACTACAGGGGGCGCAGGTGGTCCGGGCGTTTTGTCTGCTATTACCGGTAATTATTATGGCGGTGGTGGTGGCGGTGCAAACAATGGGGTAGCTGGTGCCGGAGGCGTTGGCGGTGGAGGTGATGGTCAGGGTACATCACAAACAGGCGAAGATGGCGAACCAAATACGGGCGGCGGCGCTGGTGGTGAAAGCGGAGTAGGGGTAAATGGAAGAACGGGTGGCTCTGGTGTCGTTGTATTACGCATCAGAGATACTTATACAGCGTCATTTTCTGGTGTTACCTATTCGCTAGTAACATCTGGTGGATTTAACACCTACACGATCATTTCAGGATCTGGGTCTGTAATATTTGGTGAGACGGATTTATATCCGCTTTTAACTGAAACCGCTACTGCTACAGATGCTTTTCAAGCATTAACTTTTAGCAACGCGGAACAAGCAGAAACAGCAATAGCTTCAGACAATATTTTGGCGAATGCCAGTCAAGCAACAATTGTTTCTGAAGCGGCTACGGGTTCAGATCAAACGCAGGGCGATCTAACGTTTGGTTCAGCAGTTTCAGAAAATGCAACAGGTTTGGACGCGTCTGAATCAAACGTAATATTTCAGGCAGAAATTTCAGAAAATGCAACAGGTAATGTTTCTTCAAATGGCAATCAAATTGCTGTTGTGTTTGTTTTGGAATCATCCATAGCAAGTGATTCAATAGAAACGCTGCATTCACTGCTTGAAGTCATATCTGAATCTGCATTTATTAGCGATGTTGGTAATAGCAATGCTAATTTGCAAGTTGATGTAAGTGATTCCGCAATTGCCTCCGTCATTACGCAGGGATCAAGAACTTTCTTTTCTTCTGTTGCAGAAGGCGCAATTGCTCAGGATCAGCAGTCCGAAGAAAAGTTTATTCTTGCAAGCGTTTCAGAGTCTTGCATAGCTAGCGACCAAATTATTACAATTTGTGTGTTTGATACAGTGACTATAGAATCCTGCACGATTGTTTCTTTTACGACAACAGATGGTTCAACTCCGTCCCAAAGTTTCTTGTTATTCTTTGTTTAAGTTGAATATGGACTCACAAACTCTCATCAATATCTTATTCGGCGCGATTTCAGCCGCGTTTGGCTGGATCTTCCGAGTTGTTTGGGAAGCCGTAAAAGACATGCAACGCGATTTGCGAGACATAGAAAAGAATTTACCGCATGACTATGTGTTAAAAAAAGATTATGAAAATGACATCCATGAAATAAAAATCATGCTCTCCAAGATATTTGACAAACTAGACAACAAACAGGACAAGTAATGTTTGAAACAGCCTACGACAAGATGATCCAAGACGAGGGCGGTTACATCTTGCACAAAATAGCAGGTGACACCGGAGGTCAAACCTATGCAGGGATTGCAAGAAATAAAAACCCGAATTGGCCTGGGTGGGAATTTGTAGATCGCGGTGAAACACCACCAACGCAAATGGTTCGTGACTTTTACAGAGTCAACTATTGGAATGCGATACAGGGCGACAAACTAAATCCTATTGTCGCTTCATCTATCTTCAACTTTGCTGTCAACGCTGGCGTTTCCGTAGCTTCCAAACTTGCTCAGATATGCGTGAAAACAGCTCCAGACGGCGTTATTGGTATACGGTCTGTAGAAGCACTTAACCGAATAGATCCGGAGCTTTTTGTGGCCTCCTATGCGCTTGCAAAGATTGCGAGATACAGAGATATCGTGATGCGGGATCGAAGCCAAATTAAGTTTCTTTTAGGTTGGCTCAATCGAGCACTTAAGCTGTGAACATTCTTGGTATTTCATCTGTCGTTGAATCTGTCGGTAAGGTCATTGGAGATCTTCATACGTCAGACAAAGAACGAATGGAGCTTGAGCTTGAGGCGAAAAGAATAGATCAAGCTATCGACCTCGGTCAGACGGAAGTCAACAAGGTCGAGGCAGCAAATCAGAATCTCTTTGTTGCTGGCTGGCGACCCGCTATCGGGTGGGTTGGTGCAGGCGCGATGGCTTACCAGTTTCTTCTCTACCCGCTTTTAGTCTGGGCATGGACATGGTTGCAAGCCGGAGATTATGTGCCTAAACAGGTAACCCCGCCTCCAATGTTAGACACGGAGGCTTTGTGGGTTATTTTGAGCGGGATGCTAGGGATTGCAGGCATGAGGAGTTTCGAGAAGACTCGCGGTGTAGCTCGGTAAGTCGTTGCTTCACCATCTCCCCGATGTCTTCTCCGTGATGTTTAGCTATTTTTTCGATCAACGGAAGCCGCTGCGGACGAGGCTTCGATAAAAGCCAGTGAGCCCAATCCTGGATGACATACGGAAGAGCAGCTTTATAAGCCTCCGCAATTTCCTGTCGATCACTGGATTTCACCGCTTTGATGATCTCCAGCCATTGACCACGCTCTAAAGGCTTGGTGTTTTTCGATGGTGTCGGGACACTCTGTGGAGGGTGGCTTCCAGCCGTGTTCTCTCCAGATGTCTTCCACAGGTCTAAAAGTTCGTGGGGATCGTTGGCTTTCAATGAGTTTTTTCCAGTTCATAGTCTCTCCATTTGTTGGGTTACTTCATTTAAAAAAGCGACAACATCATCTTCTAGGCTTTTTACATCCTTTTCAGGCGGCTCAAAACGCGCTACAAAGAGCTGCAGCTTCTCGGGCAATCTAGGGTCAAACGAAACAAAATCGACCCACCTGCGACCCGTACAAGCCATCTGGGCAAGCATCTGATGCTTATAGCCGGACGGAACCTCTTTAGCTGTCAGATAAGAGATATGCGTCGAGGTCTTGGGGCACTTGATCTCTATCAGCCCATCGTCTCCAATCAACCCGTCTGGGCTAGCAGCAAAGTTAGGGATGGTTGGATGGTCTACTAAGCCTGTTTGCTCTACCCAGTTTCCTGTAAAGATCTGATAAGCGGCTCTTGCAAGCGGTTCGTTTGTTGTTCCCCATTCCATATAAGAGTTTGAAAAACTCTCGGCTGGATTGTTTGTAAGACGCTCGGCAATGATGTCAGCTATATATCCAGATCGAGCCGCGGTCCCCTTTTTAGCCCTTGCATCTGAAACACGGGAAGCTGTCACCTTCCCTAGCCTTGCAAGCCTCCAGGCATCCGAGCCCTGTTCAAAATGCGATGTCATCGTCATCAGTCTTTTTAGATTCTTTTTGACCAAGCATCTGCATTTGCTCGGCCACAATCTCGGTGGTGTATCTATCTACACCTTGTTTGTCTGTCCATTTTCTAGTCTGAAGCCTTCCCTCTAAATACAAAGGCTTTCCCTTCTGAACATACTTCTCGATGATCTCGGCTAGTTTTCCGTAGGCAACGACACGATGCCATTCTGTTTCTTCCTGATTTTGACCTTGTTTGTTTTTGAACCTGTTTGTTGTTGCTATTGTGAGGTTAGCAATCGCAGTTCCTGATTCAGAAAATCTTGTTTCAGGATCTTTTCCAACGTTGCCAACAAGAATGACTTTATTTACGGATGACATTTAATTTACCTTTTTCAAATAAAAATCCAATTGTTTTTCTGTGAGCTTTTTCCCAGGTTTGCTGTTTTTCCTCCTTGTTCATTTTGTGACCTTGGTCAATTGCGGCATGGCAAGAAAAACATAGCGCAGCAACCCTGTAGTCGTGAGCCTTTATGCCCGTTCCTTTGCCGTCTCGCTGTTGATTGCTGTGAGCTGCAACAATCGTCCCATCTTCTGCTCCGCACAGCGTACAAGGTAGTTCCCTGCAAGCCTCTAAGAGTTTTATAGATCTCCAATTCATGCAGTGTTCCTAATGTCTGCCCTTAAATTTGCCTGCTCCGATCTCCAGATCTCGATTCTTGCCTGAGCAGCGATCAGATCCCAGCGTAACTTCTCTTCAATCTGAACCGCGGCTTCAAGAGCTTTTAATAACTGCAAGTAATCAGGATGAGCGTAAGCGTCACGCGCTTGCGCCCCCAATGCTGATTCTAATGAGCCCTTCATCAAAATTGCTTTTTTAGACTTCCTGAACTCTTCTAAATAGACTCGCTGAGCTTTGGCATCTGCAAACTGTTGCGCGTGTTTTAGGATGTAATCAACCGCTTTGTGAGGATCTTTCACTGGATGCCAAGCTCCTTTTTACGGATGTCTTTAGCGGCTTCAATGGCTTTTATGCTTTCTACCGACTCTTTGTGCTTTTTTACAGCAGCAGAAAACTCTTGTTTCAGAGTATCTTTGGTGGCTTTAGCAATCTTTCCCAAATCAATCTCAAGATCGTTTTTCACAACCTCATGCGTCTGATTTTCGGAGTCATTGTCACCCTCTGTAGGAATACAAAATGCCTGCATGAGAGCGTACTTGTAAGCCGCTGACATGGCTTTATTAGTTGCCTTATCACCGGAGTCCATGGCCTCGCCAATTGTGCTTATAACGTGGCTAGAGCCATCTTCGCCGGAGACTAAAGCAAACTCCATTTCAACAGTGACATAAAACAAAGCAGTGCCGTGTTTGTTGACGCGCTCGGTTACGTCTCTGCTGGTGACCCTGGGAAGAACGCATAACTTATGCTCCGCAAGAATGGGAGCCATAGCGTTGTAAACATCGTCTATACCTCTAAAGGTATATTTCTGTGATTCATTGATTCTGCCCTTCGCAATCCCAGCTTTCGCTATCGTTGCCATCACTTTGCTTATACTTTCGTATACTTTTTGCACAGCATTCTCCTATCGTATAAAAAAGAACATCATCGTCCCATAAATGATTCCGAAAGCAATTGCAACGATCCAATCCTTCTTGGTGTTCATATAATTTCCTGTCTAAAAAATAGTCGTAGTTCATATTTACCTCAAAAAACAACTATATACTTACCGCAACAATACGCTACGGCAAGCAGACAAAAGGTGGGTTCTACACGATGAGCGGCAAATCACCAACGCAACGTAGCTTAGAAATGTTGAGGGATAAGGGTTATCTTTGCCAAATTGTCGAGCGATGGAATCCTCATGCTCGGATCAGAATCGACCTTTTTACGATTGGCGACATCATAGCCATCAGGGATTCTGAGACCCTTTTAGTTCAAACAACGTCAGGCAACAATCTTAACGCCAGGGTAAAGAAGATAGAAGATTGCGAGTTCTTGCCTGCAATCATACGAGCTGGATGGAAAATTGAAGCCCACGGCTGGCGTAAACTACAGTCAGGGTGGGCTTGTAGGATCGTAGAGTTTTAGGCTTCGTCTGCGTCTGCTGCTTCAACTGCTGCAAGCAAGCGAGCATACAAATCGCCTAAGCCAGAGTTGATTGACTCATTGCCAAGCCATTCCACAACTGCGTCAAACTCATCTTCAGACATGCTGATAGTAACGAAATCTTCCATTTCACACCTCAATTTGTTGGCCACGAAAATAAGGAACACCCTCGACCACTTCCACCAATTCTGGTGGAAGCAATCGACCACTATTATCAAACGTCAAAACGACAAAACCACTACACCAAGGTACAGGATTTTGCTCCACATAGCGGAATGCTGATGAATCAGGATCTGCCAACATGCCCGTAGATACACCGTATCGCCTGCCGGAATAGTCTCCCCAAGGCTTAACCTCTAAAAGATGCGTATGCCCTGTGACGCTATTGAGACCTGATTTCAAAACATTGTTGTAGCCGCTGTGAATTCCAGAATGTTGCATCCTGTGTTTAATCATCGTGTTTTCATTGACAAGAACAGCCCAGCTTACAGACCATTCCTGAATGTGATCCACTAATGACGTACCTTTGATTCCACGGAATTCAGGCGCAGCATTTGCCAGCCGCTTGTCGAATCTGATGCAGTGGTTCCCAATGGTGCGGTGCAAGATCGTGCCAAGCCCTTTACATGCTTTGTGAATGGCATCCATGTGATATTGAACAGACTCTAGCTCCTGTTGCAATGTTGGACGCTCTGTCCAATCTTCCGCGCCATATTTGGAAATCGTTGCTCCATCTAACAGGTCGCCGTTAGCCACGATCATCTGCGGCTTTGTCATCTTGATGACCTTTAGAAGCGCTTTGAAAGCTACAGAGGTTTGGTTGGGTTGAAAATGCGCATCGCTAAACACAACTACGCGACCCGTGATGTCAGCTACGCTTTTCATCCTGTCGTAGGAATGCGTAATCACGGCTTGGTTCAATCGACCGTCATTGGTTGTTTCTAGGGGAATGTTGTGCCGTTGGGACACCATATTTCGACGGTTGTATACGGTTCGGACGTTCGTGTTTAGGGCTCGAGCAACCGCAGCAGGACTGCCCAGCTTCAGCCAAAGATCGATAAATTCTTCATCGGTGCATAAGGCATTCATGACATCCCCTAAAAGGTTGCCGCGTTATATCACAAATTTTAGAATTTTAGTGTGACTTGCAGGGATAAGGAACTTTGTTTAGACTTTTAGCTGGTTGATCGCATTGGCTAGGGTAGCTCCCGAAAAGCAGCCTCATCACCTGCCTGCCAAATGCACCTCTTGTGATGATTACCTTGATGGGGTTTGCTATGCACTACTACCAGCACCATATTGGTGACTTTATTAAAGACACTTCATTTTTGACCAACGAAGAAGTTGGCATCTACATGAAGATGATCTGGATCTACTACGACACCGAAGAGCCCATTCCGAACTCTCTTACCGAGCTTTCAATGCGTGTAAACGCAAGGGGCAAAGAAGATCTTATTAAAGGACTTCTTGATTTATTTTTCATCTCTAGCACCGCGGGATGGCATCACAAACGATGCGATAAAGAGATACAGAACTATCGCCAGCAACTTGAATTTGCTTCTAAGGCAGGCAAAGCATCGGCTGCTAAACGTGCGCTAAACAAGACACTAGCGGACGTTAAACAAGAGCCCAACGACCGTTCAACGACCGTTCAACCAACCAATAACCATAAACCAATAACCAATAACCAAAAGAAAAACAAGTTTGTTGTCGTTAAGCCAGAGAACATTCCTGAGAAACTTTGGGATGATTTTCTTGAGCTAAGGAAAAGCAAAAAAGCACCTTTAACCGAAAGAGCGTGGAATGCCATTTTGAGGGAGTCTAAAAAAGCAGGTCTTACATTAGAAGCCGCTTTAGAAGAAATTTGCGAAAGGACGTGGGTTTCATTCAAGGCAGAATGGGTGACAAAGAAAGTCGCTCAACCAACAGCATCTGCTTACGGCGATAGGGCAAGTTTATGAAAGGCCACGACTTCGTAAATAGCCTACAGTTTGCAGGCAAACCACCTAAAGCCGTTTTTATCGACTTTGTTGGAAAGCCAGACGATGACCCGGAGTATCCGGTTGTGGTTATTGATCCCAAAGACCGCGATTTTCGTTTTGTGAGGCAGCTAAGGGTTTTCTTGACAGCAGAAGATCCCGACGAGGCTTATGTTGTCCTGCAAGCAATAAAAAAATATGCCCCCGCGCGAGTGGTTTGTCATTACGCCCCAGGCTTGGTCTGGGATTCTGAGGTGGACGCATGAACATCCTGGAAAACATTGACTACAAAAGCTGGTATGAGCAGATGGAAGCATCTGTCAAGGTTCGTGCGGCTGAGGATTGTTTAGAAGAACTTATTCAGGAAATGCGAAATCCGGTGGAGCAAGTTGACATTGTTCTGCCCTGGGAAAAGCTGCAAGACAAATTTCTTTACAGACCAGGAGAGGTTACGGTGCTCGCCGGTCAAAATGGATCTGGAAAGAGTTTGATTGCTGGTCAGATCGCAATTCACCTGATAAGCCAAAATCAAAAGGTTGTGATTGCGTCTTTTGAAATGAAGCCAGCAAGAACCCTACAACGGATGATTCGCCAATGGTCGCGGATGTCATTTCCTACCTTACAAGCCCACGAGCAATTCAAGGAATGGGTCAAAGACCGACTTTGGTTCTATGACGTGCAGGGGACTGTAAGCCCTACTCAAGTTCTAGGTGTTGGGGTTTACGCAAAAACAATACTTGGTTGCCAGCATTATTTTATTGATAGCCTGATGAAGTGTACCCGCGGTGAGACGGATTACGACTCTCAAAAAGACTTTACGGATCAGTTGTGCTCTCTTGCCAGAGATCAAAATAGCCACGTGCATCTTGTCCATCACATCAGGAAACAAAGCGACGATAACAAAACCCCCTCTAAAAACGATTTAAAGGGGTCTGGAAGCGTCGCAGATCAGGTGGACAATGTAATCCTCATGCACAGAAATAAATCGAAGGAGCGCGATTTTGAGGCTCACGGCTTTGTCGATCATTCCATCCCTGATGCCTTCCTAAGTTTTGAGAAGCAAAGAAACGGTGAATGGGAGGGCGTTGCAAAACTTTGGTTTGACAAAAAGAGCCAGCAATACGTCCAGGATTGCGGTGGATTGCCTACCGATTATCAGCCCAAACCCGCCGCATATCAGTAAACACTTTGCCAGCAAAAAATAGTGTTACGAAAATGCAATTTTACGGAGGCGATATGGAACCAACGAAAGAGCTAGCCAAACATCCTAATTGGCCGTTTCGGCAGACCCTAGTTAAAAACAAATGGGTAAAGAAGAAGAAAGTGACTAAGAAAGACATTCTAAAAACCTTGGAGGAGGCTCCGTTTTGAACCATCAAGAACTAGTAGCAAACCTTGCAAAGCCCTTATACGAGCGCAAGCCGTGGGTTGCGTTGACATCAGATGACATTCACGATGCGTTTTGCCACGTTGAATACGAGACTAATCAAGATTGGAATGATGACCCAGAAGGTTGGTGCAAAGCGTTTGCTAATTACATCGAAGCTAAATTAAAGGAAAAGAATCAATGAGCATCAAAGCAATGAAACGAGCTTTAACCGCACTAGAGACCATCGAGAGGTTCCTAGACCCATTGGCTAAATGGCAGGTCAGAAAGCCTAAAAATGGAGGGCCAGTAATTACGGTCTATCCGCAAAAGGTTGCAGAGGAAGCGATCAACGATTTGCGTGAAGTCATTGCATATTCAGAGAGGCAGGAACCATTTGGTTATCACGATGGAGTGAATCAGGTTGACGAAGAATTTAAAGATCACAGCGACGTTTTCCCGCTTTATCTAGCACCGCCGCAGCATGACTTGACATGTGTATGCGGTGCTGTATGGGAAGGTGACCGGATGGTTCATGCACCTCGCAAGCATGAATGGGTTGGGCTGACGGATGAGGATGCGTTGTGCTTATGGACTAATGATGTGCCACGACCCGTGATGGGCAAAAACAAGGTGCTGGCTTTTGCCCGTGCCATTGAAGCCAAGTTGAAGGAGAAGAACACATGACACCAGACGAAATAATCAAGATGGCAATGAGGGCCGGGGTTGCTCCAATGATGACTAACAAACCGGTGATGTATCCATCACAAGAGGCACTTGAGAATTTTGCCGCACTTGTCGCAGCCATAGAAAGAGAGGCGTGTGCGAGGGTTGTTGAGCAATACACAGGCGCATGGAGCGACGAAGGGTATGCACTTGCCTCAGCCATCAGAGCAAGGGGTGAGCAATGACAACAAATGAGCAATTCATAACGCAAGTGGAGCTTGCTACTCGATGGAAGATCAGCGAGGCAACACTGGAACGTGATCGGTCTTTCAAGAAAGGAGTCCGATACATGAAGTTGGGTGGATTGATTCGCTATCGGTTGCAGGACGTTCTTGACTACGAAAACGCATGTACACACGAACCGGAGGGGAAGAATGCTGGATAGAGATGACATTATCAAAATGGCGAAAGAGGCTAACTTGCCCTATGAATACGACACCGGGCGCGTGGTTCATCTGAAAGAACTTGAACGCTTTGCCGCACTTGTCGCAGCAGCAGAGCGCGAGGCGTGCGCGAAGGTCGTTGAAATCCTAATCCCAGAACAGATAGAGGACGGGCTAATTGGACACACAATTGCTAAAGCAATCAGAGAAAAGAGTGAGCCATGAAACCTATTGCTTACGTCACTGGCATGTTTGCTGGTCACATTGTTGTAAAACCGACTGATCCGGCAAAGGTTTTACAGGCTGGGCTTGCACTTTATGCTGGAATTCCAAAGCCATTAACCACTACGCAGAAGATATATTTGGAAGTTTTGAGTGAGCCGCATTCGTTACGTCAGCTTGCAAAACGGTTTAATTGCACAACCGAGGGAGCAAGAAAGCATGTAAAAGCACTGGTTAATCAAAGATTAGTAAACAGCGCAATAATGTTTAAGCATGAAAAAGGGCGTAAAGGTGCATGGGCTAAATACTACAGGTCAATAAAATGAAATGCCCGTATTGCGTAGACAAAAATAGAAATAGCTTTAACACGAAAGTAATTGACAGCAGAGCTTATTTCGAGGAGAACAAGCAAAGATATTATGTCGAGCGCAGAAGAGAATGTTTGAAATGCAAAACAAGATTTACGACAACAGAATTTTCACCAAGGATAAAAAATGATTAAACAGGAAGCCAAGCAAGAAAAAGATTGGGTGCAAGTGTTTTACTTGGACGGGATTATGATTGTGCCGCACTATATTAAAGAAGATGTTTTTGTTTTACCTGGGGGGAAAGAGGTAAGTAGCGCGACTTTGTTAGAACACGGTGCATTTCAATCTGCAAGTTATCTTTGGCCGAGATTATGTTCAAAAAACGCGGCATGACAGATAGATGCCCACCATGCAATCAACAATGCAATCAGGGGAGGAGTTGTCCCGCAAGTATGAAAGCGTATATTGCTGGCGATGCAGTGTGGATGACTCCAGAAGATAAACAACCTCCGTTAGGTAAAAAGATGTTGTTATTAAATCCTGGCGGTGTTTGCGTAATTGGCTTTTGGTCTGACCGATTTATTGCATGGGCTCCATTGCCTAAGATACCCAATCACATAAAGGCTTTGTTATGACAGATAACGTAAATCATCCAAAGCATTACACAAGTCTGGTATATCAATCGAAAAATTGAAAGGATACAAAATGGATCTGAATAAATTAGCGCAACAAACTTACATAAATTCACTGACGCAAGATTTAACGGGATGGGACAAAATAAGCATCCAACTGGAGCATATTGAGCAGTTGACAAAAGAACTGGAGTATCAAAGCGAACGACTGTTGAAGCTGTCCGAGGACTTCAGAAACAGTCTTGATTCCAGTCTATAAGAGGAATACAATACTTTTACTCCTTGTTGGTTAGCCCTCTCCCCGAGGGCATTTTTTTAGGCAGACCAATGAAAAAGCATTTCTTGGAAGCGCTTAGGTCAGAAAAACCGGCTAAGACCCCAGGTCAATTTATTATGTGTTTACTCCACGGAGTAACCAACGCACACATCCTACATTTGCAGTCTAAGTCCTATGCCGAGCACAAGGCTTTAGGACACTTCTACGATGACCTGGGAGATCTTGTCGATTCAGTGGTCGAGCAATGGCAAGGGCTCGAGGCTGTAATCCTGAATTACCCTGTGGAATATCGAGCGCCAGCAGATACGGCTATAGCGGAACTGGAATTTATGCTTGAGTATGTCAGGGTTTACCGAAGCTCGATGGGTGATGACTCAGCCATACAAAACAGTATCGACGAGATCGTTGCGCTCATGCAATCAACACTCTACAAGCTCAGATTCCTAAAGTAATGCCCTACCGCAAGACAACAAAGGGATGGTTCTGGGGAAGTAAGGGGCCATTCCCTACACTACAGAAAGCTCAAGCAGCAGCAAGAGCAGCATACGCATCAGGATATAAAGATGCCGAGAACACCAAAGCAAACAACCTGTCGAGAGTTAGGTTGCAATCAGCCAAAGGTTAATGGCTCGACCTTCTGCACCAATCACGGTGGCGCACTAACAGAAGAGCGTAAAGCATTTAATAAACTGTACAACACCAAGCAGTGGAAACAGTTTAGGCAGATTCAGCTATCTAAGCACCCCCTATGCGCTCGATGCCAGTCATTAGGAAAGATCGCGCCAGCCCATCACGTTGACCACATCATTCCGCACAAGCAAGACAGGAATAAATGGATGGGCAATCGGTTTCAAAGCCTCTGTCATGAGTGCCACTCCATCAAAACAGGGCTTGAAAAGAAGGGCGAAGCGCACGATTACATCCGCGGCGAGATCATCCCTCTATAATCTTTAAGAATAAGTTAAAAAAAATCGACGCGACGGAAGCGCAAGCGCGCGCCCAACTTTCTGCAAAGTCGGTGTTTAGGGGGGGTTAACCAAAACAGGGAATTCCCCTTGCGTAGCTACGCAAAAAAGCGCACATTAGACGCAAAGGAGAAAACCGTCATGACCGCAAGAATTCCAGTTGAGATCCACCGAATCCACGGAACCAAAGGAAAAAAGGAAGGTGTATTCCTGCCAGAAGATGTAAAGCGCAGGATTCCTTTTGCTGAATGGGCGAACAATCCCAAATCGTTTACGCGGGAAAAGTTTGTCAAAGAGACGGCTGAGTATTTGTTCAGCGTGTATGGAATCGGCTCAGAGCAAGACCGACATACGCTGATGATGCTTGCCGATCAGCTTCAGATTTACATTGACGCAAGAGCTGCGATAGATACTCACCCGCTTATTGTCGAAACGAACGCTGGTAAAACATTTGCGCCTAATCCTTACATCAGCCTTGCAAATAAGGCGATGGAAAATGCGATTAAACTTATGTCTGAGTTGGGGCTAACACCTAAATCTAGGCTGGCGGCTAATAAACTTGATGACAACACGAAAATAAACGACTTCCTGAAAGGGCCCAAGTTCGGAACATGAAACTAGAAGATGGAATTGAGTACGCGGTCAGCGTAGCAAAGGGTGAAATAGACGCTTGCCGAAATGTACGGCTTGCCTGCCAGCGTTTCTTAAATCATCTAGAAAATAAAGAATGGGAATGGGTATTTGATCCAAATCCCGTCAACCATTTCTTACAATTTACCGCTTTATGTAAGCATGTCAAAGGCCAGTGGGCAGGGCATTCTGTCACGCTTGAGCCATTTCAAATTTTAATTGCTTGCGCCATATACGGATTCAGAAGCAAAAAAGACCGTCAAAAGCGAATGGTGCAGGATGTCATCGTTTATATCCCTAGAAAGGCTGGTAAATCGACTTTAACGGCCTTAATTGCACTTTATGAGCTAGGGTTTGGGGAGGCGGGAGCAGAAGTCTACACGCTGGCTACAAACCGCGATCAGGCTTCAATTGTTTTTACGACTGCCAAGGGCTTCGTCGAGACAATGCCGAAAGAGCTTGGTAACTTTTTTGTTACCGGCAAATTCACAATCACGAAGTCTGGCGACAGCCAAAGTATGATGAAAGCTCTCTCCAGAGACACTAAAAAGACTGGAGACGGGCTCAACCCTTCTTGCACGATTATTGACGAAGCGAGCCAGATTGTAGACAGGAATGCGATTGAGGTATTGCATTCAGGGATGGTATCTCGACTGAATCCGTTGCGTCTATACATCACAACTGCGAGTTTCACGAGAGACACAAAGTTTTTCGAGGACTTCCAGGTGATGGAACACATTCTTCATCAGGATGTACCTGACAACCCGCGGTGGTTTGGACTTCTTTATTCTCTGGATGCTGGCGATGATTGGCGCGACGAAAAGACGTGGGCAAAAGCTAATCCCATGCACAATATTTCTGTTAGTCACGATGCGATTGTTGCGCGATGCGAAGAAGCAAAGATTAAACCCGCTGCGCTTAACGAGTTTCTCTGCAAAACGCTTAATGTTTATGTTTCAGCCGAGACAGCCTGGGTAGACCGTACACACTGGGATGAATCCGTAGGACTGACAGAAAGAGAACCCGAAGCGGTATTTATTGGTTTTGACCTAGCGGCAACTCGAGATTTAAACGCAGTTTGCACGCTAAAAAGATTTGCCGAGGACGATTACGAAGCCGAATGGAAGTTCTTTCTTCCCGAAGATGGCTTTGAGTTATTGCCGACTCATTATCAGGATATTTTCAGGCAGGCGATCAATTCGGGGATATTGCACATCACTGAAGGCAATGTGATGGACGATAGAGAAATTTCAGCGTATATTATTGGGCAAAGCCAGAAATACGACATAAAAGAAGTTGGCTATGACGCATACAATGCAGCGGCTTTAGTAGCTAGACTTTACGAAGTCGGAATGCCGGTAAAGAAAGTCGGTCAAGGAATGGCGGTGCTTTCTAACCCGTCTAAGCATGTCGAGCGACTTATACTAGGCCACAAGATTAAACACGATGGCAACCCATTCTTAGGACATCAATTGGGCAATTGCGAAGTGTTTACAGACGTTCAGGGCAACATTAAGGTCAAGAAAGCCGGTGTGGATCGTCACGCTAAGGTTGACGGCATTATTGCGCTGATTATTGCGATGCACTGTAGTCTGGACAATCCGATGCCGTCTGAATCGTACGGATTCAGAGTCTTTTGAGGATAAAAATGGGCTTATTCGACGTATTTAAGCGTAAAACAAAGGCAGAAAGTAACTCTTTATTCGGGAATACTGTTCTCGGAAACAATGTCATGCTCCGCGGCAAGGGGCAGGGCTACGGTTCTAATCAGCTTTTATATGTCACAACTTCAGCAGTAAACGAGGCTGGCAGAAGTGTTGATATAACGACACTTGCGAGAAACTCGACGGTTATGGCTTGCGTGGGAGCAAAAGCAAGGTCTTTAGCGCAGCTTCCGATCAAGATTATGTCTAAGCAACCAGACGGCACGTTTGTAGACACACAGACCGATCCTAGTGTGCCTGAGCGCGAAAAAAGCCGCGCATCTAGCATTCTTAATCTTCTTGCAAATCCTAATAATTTCCAAAGCCAATATGAGTTTTGGTATCAGTTCACAATGTGGCATGAGCTTGCGGGCGAAACATTTGTTTTGCTTTGGCGCAAGAATGCAGAAGATCCAACACAGATACCTTTAGAAATATACGTCTTAGATTCGACGCTAATCGTGCCGAGGATCTCGGAGACGCGCTATCCGTTTTACACGCTTACCAGTTCATCTTACGGATTTAACAAAGACGAACCGCTTAAGTATTTCCAAGTGATGCACACAAAGTCTGAGCCATGGCAAGGCTCAAGTTCGTTTAACCGCTTGCAAGCTGTGGAATTAGTTTCGCTAGATCAGGACATTGACCTTTACTCCAATTTCATTATGCTAAACGGCGCAAAACCCTCTGGTTTGTTCCGCACCGAGCAAGTTATTCCAGATTCAAAGTTTAAAGAGATTGCATCCCGTCTTAAAGAAGCGTGGACAAACATGCTCAACAGCCAGCCCTCGGATCAAAGCAAACCAGGGCAATCCATGCTGTTAGATCAGGGCATGACTTACGAAGCAATCAAGCCTTTAACCCTTCAAGATGTGGACGCTAGAGAACTTAAGAAGCAAACCATGACAAGGATTTGTGGATTGTTTGGTGTTCCTCCTGCGATGATCGGAGTCGGAGAATCTAAGTACAACAACACACAAACGATGCTGGACGAGTTTTATAAATCGACGATGATGCCGTTTATTACCAATATTGAGCAAAGGTTAAAATTAGCTTTGCTTAAAGGTTATCCAAATCTACATATTCAGTTTCAGACGCAAGATTTCCTAAAAGGTGCGCCATTAGACCAAATGAATTATGTGGTTGCAGGAGTTAAGAATGGGATTCTTACGCAGAATGAAGCGCGTGAATATCTGGGACTTAATTCTCTCGATGGTGCTGATGATCTGCTGCTTGCCGCTGGTGGCGATAGCGTTATTCCCGGCAGTTCTCCGCAAGACACTGGAGGTGGTGGAAACCTTAAGGTGGTCAGTAAGACAGGCAGAGCCGGAAATGCTTAAGGATTTATTAGAGAAGCTCAAAGCCGCGGCAGACAAGAGAAAGCCAAAACCTAAGTTGGTAGATGGAAAGATTAAGGAAAGGGAGCCGATAAATGGCTAAAAATGTCACTTTTTTCTACGAAGCCAAAGTTGAGTTAGGCAGAAAAGCCGACGAGGCAATGGGCGAGCCCACGGGCGAAATAGAAGCCACGCTTACAACCTGGGGCGCAAGAGAAGGCGCAGACGGTCGACGGTTCTTTTATAAGCCAGAGGCTTTTCAAAACTGGCACGAAATGTGGCAAGAGTCAGGCAGACCGCTGCCGATGTACTTTCAACATTCAAGCGATATGATGCCTGTCGGTGAATGGTCGAAGTTTGATATTAACGAAGAAGGTATGACCGGAACTGGAAAGATTTTCCTAAATACCACAGCAGGATCTGATTTATATACAATCATGCGCGAAAGCCCACGGATGGTCGGCGGTGTATCTGTTGGTGCTTATGCTGATGAATATCAGATGGTCGACGAAAATGGCGAGCCCACAGAATCGGACGATGGTTATTTCCAGATCGTCAAAGGTGGTCTAGCCGAGGTTTCCATCGTGATGCAGCCGAATAATCCGAAGGCTGAGATCAGTAGACTTGAATACTGGATGGGATCGAAACCCAATCCGAGAACGATTGAGAAGGCTTTGCGTGATGCAGGGCTATCTCGCCGGGATGCGACCGCCGCGTCCGGTGTGTTGAAAGCCATTTTGGAACAGCGTGATGCTGTGGGCGATCAACAAACTGCCACTCAGAGTGAGTCTGATGCGGCGGAGTTGCTGAAAGCGCTCGAATACCGCGAGTTGCTGAAAGCTATTTCAACCCGTTAGGAGATTTCAAAATGTTGGAAAAGGTAATTGAAAAACTGGATGCAATCGAAGCATCTAGCGCTGCCAAGCTGGCAGAAACCGCACAGGCTGTCGAGGCAAAAGTTGCTGAGGCTGTCGAGGCTGTTAAAACCGAAACCGAAGCAAAGATTGCCGCTTTAGAGGCAAAAGTTGCCGCTCCTTCTATCATTCGTCCTATTCACAAGACTGTCCGTGGCGAAGCAAATCGTCGCTTCCGTGATGTGCTTAAGGAATATGTAAAGGCTGGGAACAACATTGAGCGCGAGATCAAGATTTTTGAATCTGTCGATCAGTGTGAAGCCTACATCAACGAAGCCTCGGCTCTTACAGGCTCAGGTTACGACGTTGGTGGCCGCACCGCTTACGATCCTGTATTCGCTGCAAAGCGTCTTGGAAACCCGTTGCTAGGTTTGTCGCGCATCGTCGCAACTGATGGGTCGGCTTATCAGTTCCGCGTCAAGACAGGTAATGCAGGCGCACAGTGGGGCTACACCGTTCAAAACAACGGCGCATCCACGACTGAAGCCACGAGCATCTGGCAAGTCATTCTTAAGGACTTGAATGCTCAGTTCCCAATCAGAACGGCGGCGCTTGATGACATTGACGGCTTGGAGCCCAATGTCGTTGACGATATGTTGATGGAGTTCCAGCAGGCAATGGCAACCTCGGCGATCCAGAATAACGATCAGTCGGGAACCGGAACCTCGGTAACGACGGGCGGCGCTGACGGTTTGCGCGGTTTGGATCAGTACGCTGGCGCAAATGCTTCCTACACGGGCGGCTCATGCTCGACGGCTTCGTTCGGAACCTCGGGAACTGCAACCAGTAACGGTTTGCATAACCTTGCTACTTACGATCAGTTGACCACAAACGCCAACACGGTCGCGGCTAACAACATCGTTTACAAAGACGTTGTGAACTTCATTTACAGCCTGCCACAGCAGTATTGGACACCGACAGCAGCGTTTATGATTAACCCGATTCTTCTTCAAGGAATCCGTGGTTTGGTCGATTCGCAGCTGCGTCCGATCTACATCGACGGTCTTTCTCGGACTGATGGCATCGTAGGTGAATTGCTTGGGTTTAAGGTCGTTGTTAATAAGTATGTTGACAACCCCAGCCAACCCACCGCCGGAGCAGCAGGAACGACCTCCTACTATCCGATGTACTTTGCGGATTGGCAGCAGTTCCACACAATGGTGATGCGTCTTTCGATGGTTCTCCGTCGCTACGATCAGACCCTCCCAGGTTCGATTACGTTCTACGGCGAGACTCGCGCGGCTACTTCGGTGCGCGATCCTAACGCTGGCGTTCGTTATCGTTCGACTGGTACGGCTGCTTGATAAAAGAGGGCGCAAGCCCTCTCCCCTTTGGAGAGATTATGAAACAAGTGATTTTGGAAGGCTTGAAAGAGGCTCTTCAACAGGGCAAAAGCACTGTCAACCTCGCGGAAGCCTCAGCCCTAACCGGCTCAGGCAGCGGGGTTGGTGGTCGCGTATATAACGAGGATGTATTTGCATCCCTTCGTTACTGGAACCCATTTCGAGTGTTTGCCAATCAGACAATGACGGCAGACTCAGATATTCAGTTTGTTGTCAAAACGGGTAACGCTGCTAACTCCACCAACCCGTGGGGCTACGCGGTCAACGCCAATTCAGGCTCGCCCAACATCGCCACTAGTATCTGGCAGCTTCCGATGCGTGTTATTTCCGCTCAGATGCCAATTCGCGCAGCGGCAATGGATGACATCAACGGATTAGATGCGGCTCTTGTCGAAGATCTTGCAATGGAATTTAGCCAGATTGAAGCGGCATCCATGGCAATCAACAACGATCAGGCAGGCTCAACAACGACCTCTACAGGCGCGACAAACGGCCTTAGAGGCTTGAAGATGTATCTTGGAACGGCAGGATCATCTGCAGCTTATGGAACGTCAGGAACGGCCATTACAGCCGGTATACACACTCTTAATACAGTCGGTTATTCGCATTCGGGTGGTATTGAATGGGAAAGCCTTGTAGATGTTGCCAGCGCTCTTCCTGGGCAATTTTGGAGAATGCCAGGAACTGCTTGGATGATGCACCCCACGGCGATTGCGACATTGCGAGAATATACGCATGGCGGCAATTCGTATGCGCTTGTGGAGACGGGCGAAAAGGATGAAGGCCCAGGCGTAAACATTATGGGCTGGCCGGTGATTGCTAATCCTTATTTGGATGCTCCCGCAATCGGCGCAATTCCAATCTATCTTGCAAACTGGCCGCGATTTATGTGGATTGTGGATCATTCAGAGATGACGCTTCAGAGAATGGAGCAGACCCAGCCTGGGACGATTACGATTTATGCTGAAAAGCGGATGGTTTCAACCGTTCGTGATGTGACTGCTGGCGTTCGATTGATCGGAACCTAAGATGCCATCTCAACTGCAAGGTAACTTCGGAGCGGGTTCTAGAAACCCGTTCAACTACTCAAAAGTAATCCAAAGTAATCGAGATCCGGTTACGCAATGGCTTACTTACGACGAAATCACCAACCAGTTGAATTTATTTCAGGATGAAAGCCAAGACGATTATCTGGCGCAATTAGAACTTGCCGCTAGAATGGCGATAGAAGACTATCTGGGCGTTCCGGTGTTCAATGTGACCTATCAAGCCTCTTACATGATTTCGGGGCTTATGGCAGCTCCTGTAAGTCTTGATCTTCCTGAAGTCTCACAGAATGGTGTCACAATCAATTGGGTGAAATACTACACAGATGTAAATCCACCTGTGCTTACGACAATTACAAGCACAAATTATTATTATGACCCGACGGGTAATAAGGTGGTTTTGTTTGAGGTTCCCAATAACATCAACACTTACATGACCGCTCCTATGCTTTGTCAGTACACGTTACAAGGCTCGGTCATTGGTCAGTATCCTGTAGTCAAGCAAGCCGGTCTCATGCTGCTCACTCACCTGTACAACAACCGCTCTGCAACGTCGGCAGAAAATCTAAAGCAGATTCCGTGGGCGATTGACCAGTTGCTTAGACCTTACAAGCCTTTGGTGATGTGATGGTTTTACGCGTCGATGAGATAAGCATCAATAACCTGTCGTTTACAGTCACAAATTTAGGTGAGCAAACGACGGTAGAGACGCTTTGGTTTAAAACGCGAGTAAAAACCAAATCAGTTCACAATAACATTAGGACATTGGAACGATTTAGGCAATACGACAATATGATAGAGTTTGTTTGTAATTACACGCCAAATATTCGGACAATTTCGGACGCTCAAGAAGCATACAGCGTGACGTTTCGTCAAAAGTCATGGAGAATAGCCGAGATTTTTGAGCACGATGATCGGCAATGGGTAACATTAAGATGTTATCGCAACGAACCGAGCGCGGCGGTATAGCATGGGCCAGAATTCAGCGGTTGTTTATGCTCAGGCAATACAAGCGCAATTGGTTAGTGTAGTAACGCCGACCCCAGTTTATGCGGTATTTAACAGAAATTTTGCGACAGAACCAACGTTTGTGACATGGCAACTTAGGGACGTGCATCAGCCCGTATATACCGGACCGCAGTCTGTAAAAGGAATTGATACTCCAGTATTTCAAGCTACGGTATTTGCACAAGTAATGGCGAATTGTTATGCCAAAGCGCAACAGATTATAGATGCTTTGCATGGCTACCAAGGGACATTTGGAAGTTTATTTTTTGTTGCAAAAGTCGATGTTGATTGGCTTTTCCATACATACGATAATGACAGTAAGTTACATCAAATTGTTCTTGATTGCACTTTAGACATTCCTTCGTGAGGTGAAAAATGGCTCTTCCAACTAAAGTATTACCCGGCTTTTCAGCCTCGCTGTATTGCCAACCAACTGCGACGCCGACCCCATTGACAACTGCAAATCTTGCGGTTGTTGCAAGCGTTTCTGCAATTGCAGTGGCTGCCAATTTAGTGCCGGTGGAGGCAATTCCGTCATTTGGCCAAGATGATGCAGTTGCAAACTTTTCTGTTGCTGGTTCGCGTCAATCTGACAAGATTCCAGTGCAATCTGCACCAACTTCAATGACAGTTGTCGCGGCATGGAACCCGTCAGATACAGTTCTGTTGCTTCTTCGTGGCGATGCGTACAATGGGACGATTGATCGGACATTTGTTATTGCAGCAACGGATGGTACAAACATTGTTTATTACGCGTTTAACGGGCGTGTAAGCCAGTGGACGATTGATCCTGCTCCTGGCGCTGAAGCCAAGGTCACATTTACGATTCATCCAAGGGGCAATCAATATGGCTGGTCAAACAATGTCTGAGTTTCTTGAAGGCATGGTGGGCTTTTATGGCGACCTACATCAATACGCGAAAGGCCATTCCTTTACCCTTCAAGAAGTGGATGCCGCCTTATCGGAGGCCGAAGATGCTGATGCAATTTGTCTAAGTGTTATGAGGCTTTATGCAGCGAGCGAGTGAGGATTTGCTAGGGTATTTGGTGGCACAAGCTGAGACTGGAGCCAAAAACTGGTTTGGCTATCCTCAGCAGCGCATTGTAAATATTGCACTGTGCCATCGAATAGCTGAAGCTCACGCGCCGGATATGACACCAGAAGAAATTGTGGATTACGTCACAAGGCTAAATGATTTGATTTTCCGGCGCATTGTTGCAAATGCAGTTTGAAGTCAAAGGCATGAAAGATGTAGAGCAGGCATTGCTTGCTTTGCAGGCTGAATTTGGCTCGACTATGGCCAAGAGATCTTTAGTTCCGGCATTAAGAAAAGCAGTTATGCCAGCCAGAGATTCAATCAAAGCCGCTGCGCCAATTGATACGGGAAAGTTGAAAACAACGGTAAGAGTTGGATCTAAGGTAGCAACGGCTAAAGACAAAAAAAGAAAATATTTAAACGCCAATACGGTTGCATTTGGATATGTTGATGTTGGTGTTAAATATTACGATGATAAAGGTCAGTATAGGCCTGCAACAGAAGCACTGGAATTTGGAACGGCAGAACATCCTGCTAGACCATTTATACGAAGATCATTCAAGACAATGATTCCTAATATGTTGGAAATTTTGTCTAAAGATTTAAAAAATCAAGTTGATAGTTGGGCAGCTAAACAAAGGGCAAGAAGATGAAACTATACGAAAGGCTTGGTGGGTTCAAGCGCACAAAATACAAAACGATAACGTTTAACGGTCATGACCTAGAAGTGTATGTACCTACTAGGAATGAAATGCAAAGCCTCACAGACAGGCTTAGGCGACCCTCAGACGAGCTGATAGATGCAGAGTACCAAGAAATTATTAAATCGCTTTGGGACTTTCTAAAGCCCACTGATGAGGGCGTAGAAATTAAAGGTGATGATGTGTTGGTTCAGGGCTCTAGCATGAAAACTGCTGCGCGATACAAAGCAATTGCCAAGATGCGTGAAATTGCGATGATTTCGTTAGTGGGATTTAAAGAGGGCGAAGATTTGTTTGCGCTTTCTTATGAAGATATATCCGAAACTCTTTCGGAAGTAGATATTAAAAACCTTGTTGATTTAATTCAGCAAGCTGTAGATCCAAATTATGAGGCCACAAGAAAAAACTGATTGGGTCGATATATAGGCAAGTCAGAGCTGCTTCCATATTTAACGGATTGAGTCCTGAAGCGTTTGATAGGCTTGATGTATCGACCGTTCGAGAGTTAGAATTGATGTGGCGCGATGGTATGATAGGCGGCAGGCAAAACCTGATGCTGATATCGCACTTGATGACAATTGTTTGGAATTTGGCGGCATCATTTTCCAAACATGGAAAAACATTCAAACCGCAAGATTTTTTCCCGCATTTGGAGGAGTATTTTGTACCTCCTGAGAACATGACAAGACAAGAGCGAGATTTCTTGGCGTGGACATCATTGCCAGGATTCCGAAAGGAATTTTTGGACATTTTAGGGGGAAATCGTGGCCGGTAAGATGATCGCGGGCCTGCAAGTTGGTTTAGGACTTGACAGCGCAGAGTTCAAAAAGGGCGCGGACGAGGCCAAGAAAAAAGCTCAAGAGCTTGGGCAAAGCCTGGCATCCAATAGCACTCAAACAAAAGGTTATTCGTCTGCAATCAATGATGCTGCCGATGCACAAAAGAACTTTCAATATAACCTAAGAAATGTAGGTTATCAGGTACAGGATTTCTCGGTTCAGGTTTCAGCGGGAACGTCCGCAACACAAGCGCTTGCGCAGCAACTTCCACAATTGTTGTCTGGTTTTGGCACTATGGGTGTGGTGCTGGGCGCTATTGCCGCGGTCGGTATTCCTGTTGCGATTGCTGCATTTAATATACTTAACGGCAATATCAAAAGTCTTGAGGATGCAACAAAAGACGCAACTTCCGCGGCTAATGATTTTATTGCAGCAAATAACAAGGCAGGACAATCATTAACTGGAATTGCGGAGTCTTATCACAAAGATGCTGCCCCAGCATTAAAAGAACTTTATGAGCAATTAAAAGCTATTGCGAAGATCGAACTTGATCTTCAGATGAAGAAATTTACGCAATCGCTAATCAATGAATATGCGCCGACCTGGAAGCTAGCATTACCAGAGATATTCAATTTGTTTCGTGATTCGCCGGTGGAAAAATTATCAAAAGACCTTGGCGTATCAAATGATGAGGCAAAACAATTATTTAAGACTTTGCGTGAGTTTCAAGAAGGTAAAAAGACATTTGAAGAATTGACGTCGTTTGTTTCTGCGTTGTCATTGCAAACAAGAGAAGCGACAGAAGAAGGTCAAAAGCTACGAAGGCAATTATTAGAGACGATTACTAAAATTACCGAAGCCAATACCGCAAAAACTGAGACTCAAAAGAAAGAAGAGGGCGAAGCAAAACGGCTTGCAGAAAGCGAAGCAAAGCGCAGGCGGGAATATTTAGACGGTTTGGATCAGCAGATCAGAAGGCTAAAAGAAGGGGAAGATGCGGCATTATTGTTTGAAGCTGCTAAACAAGGCGGCGCAGAGGGCGTAAAAAAAGCCAAGCAAATTATTGACTTGAAAAAAGAAGAAGAGGATTTAAAAAACTCATTGAAAAAAAGGATAAAAGAAGAAGAGAGACAATTAAAAGAAGAAGAAGAAGCTACTAAAGCATTCCGAAAGGCAATGGACGACGATTCAAAACGTGCGATATTTGCGTTAGAAAAACAAGAAGAGGCCGAGCGCAAAGCAGCAGAGGCTGGAGAAAAGCGATACCAACAATTTAGAAAAGAGCTTGAGGCGGCAAGAACGCCGCTAGAAGTTTATCGTGACAAAGTAGATGAGATAAACAGGGCATTCTCAGAAGGTTTAATTACTTCGCAAGAGCATGAAAAGATTTTGCGGAAATATTCTGAGGACTTGCAAAAAAAATATGATCCGCTCATAGACATCCTAGATGACCTTAGAGATGGATTTAAGAGCTTAGGTGGCTCAATTGTTGATGCGTTTACCTCTGGCAAGTCGGCAATGGATGCGTTCAAGACTGTGCTGCTAGATATTTTTAAACGCATGGCGACAAAACAATTCAACCAATTGTTTGATTTGATGATGCCTAAAGCCGGTGGTGGAATGCTTAATGGCTTAATTGGTTCAATTACTGGAGCATTTACTGGCGGCGGTTTTGGCACTGGATCGTCATTTGGAAACATGGATATTGGCGGATTTTTAGCCGAAGGTGGTCCCGTTCAAGGGAACGAGGCATACGTTGTTGGGGAGAAAGGTCCAGAGCTATTTGTGCCAAATGCGAGCGGCACGATAGTGCCTAACAATATGATGATGGGATCAGGGCAAACAGTGAATTACAACGGTCCTTACATAGCCAATATGCAAGCGATTGACACTCAATCCGCAGCTCAATTTATCGCAAAAAATAAAATGTCCATTTGGGCTGCTAATCAATCTGCTACGCGATCAATTCCGCAGTCGAGGTAATTATGAGTTTGACAACAATTTTGTCAATTTCTGAGTCTATAAGCATTAACGATCAGCGTTTTGTTGGGCAAATGGTATCTCGCAATCAAAGAATTTCCACATCCGAAATTATTACTGTAGTCCCATTTTCATTTCAGCTAAAGCCAATGAATTATTTGCTGTATTCGCAAAATCGCGGCTTGCTGAATACGTTAAGAATTCCCGATAAAGCCTTGGAGCAATATCTAAATTTTGCTTCTACGGGATGGACAAATTACATCAAATATCAGGGTGATATGACTTCAGGACAAATTACAGCTTGTGCGTGGCAAACATCTTCGGCGGCAAAAAATCTTGTTCTTGGAAGTCTACCTTCTATTTCGTCTTCGGCATATATTGTTCGAGCCGGTGATTTTTGCCAAGTTGGGCGATATGCGTACATTGCAACTGCGGATGTGCAGCGCGGGGGCGGTTCTACTGTAACCATTCCGGTTCACAGAAATCTAATCGCAACGCTAGCAAGCACAGTGCAATGTGTAATTGGTCAATATGGAACAACAATCACGCTAGGTGGTTCGACGTATACAGGAACAACCTTTCCTGTCATTTTGCGTGATTACCCGACTTATACGTTAATTCCTATGACCAATGATTCATTCATTCAATGGTCAGGCGCGTTTTCTGCATTTGAAAGCGTGTTATGAACAATATCCCGCCAGTACAAAATACAAATAATATTAGATATGCGGATTTTGTGCGTATCACAAGCGCAAGCGGAACATATAGGATGGCCACCACGGCATCAGCTCTTACTGTGGCTGCAGTCGATGCCCAGCCATTTTCTGCTCTAGGTTTATTGATTAAGGTTGGAGACGCAACAAGAGACATAAAAAGTACCGCTAATGAAACAACATTTACGATTGTGGGAATTGACACAGCCATGCTTGGTTTTGTTCTTGGTCAACAAATTAAGGGCGCTCAAGTAGAAGCATGGAAAGGGTTTTTTGATATTGATGGCAACTTATTAACCACTGGCGGTTCTGGAGGCTTATATCAGTTTTTCAACGGATACATTTCGTCATTTTCTATTTCTGAGCAATGGCTAGAAGAAGCAAGAGAATTTGTCGGTGTAATTTCAATGTCAGCATCATCAATTCAATTGATTTTGCAAAATCGGGTTGCGGGGCGATATACAAATAACAATTCCTGGCAATTCTTTGCGCCAAGCGATACCAGTATGAATCGAGTTTCATTCATATCAACCATCAATTATCAATTTGGGAAAACAGCATGAGACAGGCCAATCATTTTGATAGGAAAGAAATTATCAAGATGATGGTGGAATTTAGAGATTCAGCGGATTTTGTTGAGATATCAGCAGCAACAAACACAACAAATGTAAACAGGCTTTTAGATCAAATTTTCGCAGGAGCAGGAGCAATCTTTTACGAGCCAGACAAAGGTTTGTTGGCAAGCCTGATTGCGCCATCTATATGGGATCACGAGGTTTTAATTCTTCACGAGATAGCGTGGTATGTACGACCACAATATCGCGGCTCAAGGATTGGTTTCAAGCTATTTAAAGCCTATTTGGAATATGGCAAAGAGTTAAAGAACTCTGGAAGAATCCAATATTTTACAATGACAAAATTAGATAGCAGCCCAGATTTTAAATATGCAAGATATGGATTTCGAGTCAAAGATATAAATTGGATTCAGTGATGAAAATCATTCTTGCATTATCCGCTTTGTTATTTACAACTCCAGTTTGGGCAGTTGGGACAATCATAGCTGTTGGGGTTTTAGGGCTCACTGCTGGAACAATTGCGGCATCAGTTGTTGCGTTTGCAATAAATCTTATTGTTTCAACGATTATTTCTAAGTCGTTACGAAACGATAATTCGCAACAACAACTTAGCGGCGATTCTCCAAACCCTGGTAATAGGCAACAAATCCCTCCGGCTACGGACAATAAAATTCCCGTGGTTTACGGGGAGGCTTGGGTTGGCGGAACAGTTATTGATTTAAGTATAACCAATGACAACCAAACGCTTTATTATGCTTTAGCGCTATGTGAGGTTACAAGCACAAATGCTGGGCAAACTCCGGACACAATTACCTTTGGCAATATTTATTTTGGTGGCAAATTAGTAACATTTCAAGGTGATGGTTTTACAGTGGCCTCGCTTACAGATGAATCAACATCTGAAGTAAATACAGAAGTTGCTGGATTGATATCCATTTATCTTTATCGCAACGGATCTACGCAACCGGCAAACTCTGGAATATCTGCTATTCAGCTCATGCAATCAGCGGGGTTGACTTGGCAATGGCCAGCAACAAACCTGATGACAAATTGTGCGTTTGCGATTGTCAAATTAAATTACAACGCAGAGGCAGGAATCACTGGTATTCAGCAAACCAAATTTAAGGTTATCAATTCTCGATATCGCCCAGGAGATTGCTTTTATGATTATCTTATTAACACGAGATATGGGGCGGCATTGCCTGTTTCTCAAATCAATACGGCAAGCCTGACAACACTTAATAATTATTGCGATCAATCGTTTACATATACAACGTATGCCGGTGTATCAACAACGCAGACAAGGTTTAGATTTGACGGGGTAATAGAAACGACACAACCGATTATGACCAATCTGCAAAATATGGCGGCATGCTGTGATTGCCTGCTGCGATATAACGAAATCTATGCACAATGGGGCGTTATTACACAAACCCCATCGTATTCAATTGCAATGGCTTTAGATGACTCTAATATTATTTCGGGCATACAAATTACGCCAACAGATCTTTCGTCTTCGTTTAATGTTATTGAGGTTAAATTTCCAGATAAAGTCAACCAAGATGCTTTTAATTCCGCAACATTTGATCTGGCGCAAATTGATCCGTCGTTGTTATTCCAAAATGAACCGGTCAACAAAGAATCTTTATCTTTGCCGTTGGTTAACGATAGTGTAAGAGCGCAATATTTAACAAATAGGTTTTTAAAGGCTGCGCGAGAGGATCTTCAAGTTGAATGCTCAATCGGCTTTTCTGGTTGCAGTTAGAAGCCGGTGATATTGTGACGATCACCAACGTCAATTATGGCTGGGTAGCTAAATTGTTTAGATGCTCAAAAGTCACAGAAAGTTTTGGTGATGATGGATCAATCAGCGTTAAATTACTGTTGCAAGAGTTTAACCCAACAATTTATGATGATGTTGCAATTACGCAGTTTTCGCCTGCGCCAAATACAGGAATAGGTGACCCGTTGTTTTTTGGGACGCTTTATGCCCCAGTGATTTCCGCAGAGTATCCAACCATTTCTAATCCATTGTTTGTGGTACAGGTAACAACAGCATCGTCGGGGATAACGCAATATGCTGAAGTGTGGTATTCGGCATTTGCAAATCCTACAACCGAACAATTGATTTTTGCGGCAACCAGTGAAATCCAAAGCAATGGAACTCCTTGGTTGCCAAGCACAGCGCTGCCAGCAATCTCATTGACCAATATACCGGCAGGCAATTGGTATTTCTTTACGAGGATGGTAAATAGCTTGGGCGCATCAAAGTTTAGCGCTGCAAGCTCTATATTCCGCTGGAGGCCGACAACATTTCAATATACAGAAAGATATGTCGCTGTGGCTTATGGAGATAGCAACACTGGAAGCAACTTTTCATTAAACCCAAGAAACAGATTGTACTTTGGCCTTAGGAATCAAGATACAGCAACTGCCAGTTTAATAGCAGCGGATTACACTTGGTATCTAGCAGATCCTGCATTTGGATCATCATATTATGTGTGCTATTCCAATCGAACTGGAAGGAAATTTAGTTTTGATACAGGACTTGCTAATTATGCTGCTGGATCAGGGGCATTTGTTCCGACACAAACAGCTATTTTTGATCCTACGGTTTGGTCTGCGCTTGTAGATGGCACGAACATTATTGATTTAGACAAAGCCACAGGACAAGTATTAAAAACCGGTACGTCTACGGTTGGCGCTAATGCTGGAGAAATTACTGTAACCAATACATCAGACGGACGAATCATTGGTTCGCTAAAACAGTTTTTAGATTTCGGTGGGGCAAGCACAATCACAAGCAGTGTTGCTACATTGACGGTAGATATTTACGGCAGAGTTGTAGGATTTGAAGTTCCTGATAATTTTTACTTTACTAAGCAATCATTTACGGCCACATCAGGACAGACGGTCTTTTCTGTTACGAGAGCTGCTGGATATATTTCTGGGCAGTGTCTTGTGTTTCAAAATGGTCTATTGCTAGACACCTCGGAATATTCAGACACGGGAGGATCTACGGGAACGGTTACGCTGTCTGTAGGAGCGACGGTGGGCGATATTATTAGCATCGTTTCATTCAAAAGCACAAACGCTTCTACGGGCGTATATGCTTCATTTACAAGAAACGTGGCGAATTTAACAAGCGCAAGCCAATATACAGCCTCTGGATTTACATTGGTCAGTGGTTACGAATTGTTGTTTTTAAATGGGACTGTTGTTAATGAACAAGATTATAATATTGTCGATCAAACAATTACCGATTTTCCAAATGTCACGACAGGTAAGCTAACTATTATTCAATGGTCTGCAAATAATTTATCGGTTCCCAACGGATATCCAGTAAACATAATTGCTAACACAGTAATTGGGCAGTCCACATACGCATTCCAATACGATATAAACGCATTCAATCTTTACAATAATGGAGTTTTGTTGTTGCAAAACACAGATTACTCAACAGCAACAAATACATATACGTTAACAGTTAGCCCGACAACAATTCTTAATATTCTTCTCCAGCAAACCTTTTCAAGAACAGGTGCGGTATGACACAAGCCTACAATCTTTCGCAATTAGCAAACAGAGTTAATACGTCCGGTCAAATTGATGTTACAACTGCTCTTAGCGGAACGGTTCCGGTTTCATCCGGCGGCACAGGCCAAACAACATATAGCAACGGGCAAATTTTGATTGGCAATTCAAGCGGTGGGTTGACTAAAGCAACAATTACTGCTGGAACCGGAATTGCTGTAACCAGTGGAGATGGAGCTATAACCATTGCATCGTCTTCATTAGGACAGCTTCAATATGCTTTGTATACGTCAGGATCGGGAACATGGACTTGCCCCAATAACGTAACACGAATAAAAGTGACGATTATTGCAGGAGGCGGTGGTGGTGGCGCGGGCGGCATAGATGGAGAAGTATCTCCTGGTGGTGTTGGAGGTGCGGCATCGGGTATATATACAGTTACACCAGGATCTGGCTATAACTATTCTGTGGGCGCTGGTGGGGTAGGCAGCACAACATCAACCGGAGGAACAGGTGGCGCAAGTAGTTTGACAGGTATTTGTTCTGCCACGGGTGGCACAGGCGGTGTTGTAGGCGGTGGTTATGGGGTTTCTGGGAGTGGATCTAATGGCGTTTTTGTCAACACGACCGCATTTTCTTTGACAACATTTTGGCTTGCAATCCCGCCTTTTTTTGGGAATGCTTATCGACAGTCTGGATCTACATCTGCTACCACTTGGGTTGTAACCTCAGGATTTGCTCCCGGCGCTGCTGGATATACAAGCCTTGGCGGCGTTGGCGGTGTGATTTATATTGAATACATCGGTTAGATATGCCACTGAAAATTTGCGTTTATGCGATCTCTAAAAACGAAGAGCAATTTGTCAAACGATTCTGCGATTCAGCGAAAGATGCTGACCTTATTCTGATAGCCGATACTGGGTCGACAGACAACACTGCAAGCCTAGCCAGAGAATGCGGCGCTACCGTCTACAATATATCTGTTAAGCCGTGGCGTTTTGATATGGCGCGAGACACTGCTTTGTGTCTTATCCCAGGCGATTACGATGTCTGTATTTCGCTAGACTTAGATGAAGTTTTAGAGCAGGGCTGGCGCGATGAAATAGAAAGCGTCTGGAGGCCCGAAACGACTCGATTGAGATATAAATTCAATTGGGGGCATGACATTCTTTTCTACTATGAAAAGATCCATCATAGAAATGGATATCGTTGGCATCATCCGGTGCATGAATACCCAAAACCCGATTTCCGAATCAAAGAAGTCTACGCTTACACCGACAAACTCTTAGTCTCTCATCACCCCGATCCTACAAAGTCGCGAGGGCAATATCTAGATCTCCTCAGAATGGCTGTTAAAGAGGACCCTAGATGCCCTAGAAACGCTTTTTACTTTGCCCGAGAGCTCACCTTTTACAGTCTTTGGGATGAGGCCATAGAGGCTTTAAACGCTTATTTGAAGATGCCGGAAGCGACCTGGGCGAATGAACGATGTTACGCGATGAGGCTTTTAGGTAAATCTTACGACGCAAAACAAAATTACTGGCAAGCTCTAAAGTGGTATCGCATGGCCATTGCTGAAGCTCCAGGCACTAGGGAGCCTTGGGTTGATTTTGCGATGTCTTGTTACGCTAAACATTTGTGGAAAGAATGCCACCATGCCGCTACAATGGCACTTAGTATTGTGGATCGTGAATTGGTTTATACGTGCGACCCTGACGTTTGGACCTCGAAACCTTATGATTTGGCGGCAATCTCTGCTCATCATTTAGGCTTGAAAGATGATGCGATTCGTTATGGGCAGCAAGCGGTGAAATTATCTCCGGATGACCAGCGGTTGAAAAGCAATCTAGCTTTTTATCAAGAAGCAGTGTTAGAATCCTGAAAAGGACAAGATAGCCATCGTTCTGCTGAGAGTTTTTAGCGAACGTTAATTTACCGAGTGAGGGAAACGTGGCGGTCTTCAATAAGAATACGTTGACACAAGTCAGCGGATTCAACAACCAAATTATTGCTGGCGAGCTTGTTTACAACCAAAAGACGTTTTGGAATGTCTCGCTTTCTAATTCTGACGGGACCCCATTAAATCTCACGGGTTCTACAATCACAAGCCAAATCTTACGAAGACAACTTTCCAATGTCAGAGATTCGCGCTATGGATTGACGTTTGATATAGCGGATTACAGTCCCCCTCCAAGCCCTGTAAATCTGACGATTGCCAATCAAAATCTTGCGGGTGGCTCGTTTACTTTAGTTATTGATGAATCTGCATGGGCAGTTGTTTCAAATGATCCAGAGCTTGATATCAACGCCACAAATCCGGTCGGGTTCTCCGGCAACATTAAGATAGCCATTCCTGCAAGCGGAGCTACGCCTGCTCAGGATATGATTATTTTCTTGCTGTTTTTGATTAGATCTGATGGGGTGACTAATTGAGTGGCGTTAACTCAGTCGTTACGTCTGGCAATCAGATTACGCTGACAATCGACCAAGGGGTTATTGGACCTACAGGACCGGCTGGGCCTGCTGGTGGTCCTACGGGTCCAACTGGGCCGGTTGGCGGCGTGGGAAGTGTTAGTTGGACGGGCGGTATTGTTTCTGTTGCAAACCCGACTTCTAGCCCTGTTTTGTCCGTATCTGGCACAACAGGTGGCATACCTTATTTTGTTTCTTCGACTGAGTGGACTTCATCTGGAGCGTTAGGGGCCAATGTTCTGACTGCGCTTCAGGTAAATTTAAATAACACTGGCGGGATGGTCACAAGCGACGGGGCGGCAACTTTAACAAGTAAACGAATTGATCCGAGAGTAAACAATATTTCTACTGCAAGCACAATTACGCCTTCGATTGCAGCATATGACCAATATGTCATCACGGCATTAGCATCAAGCCTATCTGTCTTGGCTCCAATCGGATCGCCGCAAAATGGCGACAAATTGATTTTCAGAATTCTTGACAATGGAATTCCTAGAGCTTTGACTTGGAATGCTATTTATCGAGAAATAAGCACTTTGTTACCGGCAACAACAGTAGCAAATAAAGTGACTTATGTTGGTTGCATTTACAATACAGACAGTGTGTGCTGGGATGTAATTGCCGTGGCTACTCAAACTTAAGAAGGACTTACTATGGAAATCGCAAAATCTGTTGATATTGTCTCTAGCGACTTAATTTGTCGCTCGCAGTCTGGAGAAAATCTTATCGCTTTAGGTAAGTATTTTGTCAGTTGTTTTGACAAAGACGGTCGCTTAAAGTGGTCAGACGAGGCTCCTAACCTTGTTGTTAATACCGGCCTTCAGTATATGGCAGGGACTTCTTTGGATGGCACAACCGCGCGAATCACATCGTGGTTTGTTGGCTTGATTACAGGCCCAGGTAGCGGAACAACGTTTGCGGCTAGCGATACGCTTGCTTCTCACGCTGGATGGACGGAAAGCACTGCTTATTCAGGTTCTAGACCAACGGCCACATTTGCTGCCGCAACAACCGCCAATCCTTCGGTGGTTACAAACTCTGCCAGCAAAGCATCATTTAGTATCAATGCCACTGCAACTATTGCCGGTGCATTTCTATGTAGCGCGGCTTCAGGAACATCTGGGACGCTATTTTCTGCCGCGGACTTCACAGGCGGCGATCGTTCCGTGACAAGTGGCGATACATTGCAAGTCACCTACACATTTAGTTTAGCGGCGGCATGATATGGCTTTCGTTGTTGCCGACCGTGTACAGGAAACTACTGCAACCACAGGCACTGGCACAGTAACATTAGCCGGTGCGGTTACGGGGTTTCGATCGTTTTCCGTTATAGGCAACGGGAACACGACCTTTTACACCATAGCCGACCAGTCTGGGTCCAACTGGGAAGTAGGCATTGGTACGTACACCGCTTCAGGAACGACGTTAGCCAGAACCACGGTTCTATCGTCCAGCAACTCAGGCAGCTTAGTCAATTTTGGCGCAGGGACTAAGAACGTCTTTGTGACCTATCCAGCAGGGCGATCAGTTTATGGTCTAACTGCTGGCACAGGCATTTCAATTACGGCGGGAAATGGCACGACGACGATTGCTGCAACCGGTGGCGGGGGCGGGCCAAGTCCCGTGATGACTGCAATGATTTGGGGATAACAAATGGCTGCACCTAATTTAGTTTCACCGACCACGATTACTGGGAAGACTGTCACGGTTGATTTATCTTCCACTTCTGCAACATCAATTCTCAGTAACGCTGCATCCTCTGGTAAGGTTCTTAAGGTCAATAGCCTCTACGTGTCTAATGTGGATGGCACTTCAAACGCTGAAATCACAATCAATTATTACTCTGCCGCTGCGCTAGGTGGTACAGCAACACAGATCGCTTCGACAGTAAGTGTCCCTGCTGATGCTACGTTAGTGGTTATTGATAAAGATGCTTATATTTACCTAGAGGAAAACACATCACTGGGTGCTACGGCAGGCACAGCGTCCGATCTGAAGATCGTTTGTAGTTACGAAGACATTAGCTAGGAGTCGTTATGCCACGAGGTAACGGCGGGATTATCGGCCCAGCAAACATACCGACTACATCTTCGGCTAAAGGCGTCTGGTCCTTGATGGAACAGCTTATCGCCAAACAACAAGGCATCTGGCCTATAGCAGGCGTCTACACCGTCGTCCAAACCTTTACCGCTACGTCTACTTGGACTTGCCCTACTGGTGTTACAAGTGTTGACTATCTTGTGGTTGCGGGTGGTGGGGGCGGTGGTTATTTTCAAGCTGGTGGCGGCGGTGCTGGTGGGTTTAGAACGGGGACTGGGTTATCTGTTAGCGGAGGAACTGATTACACAATTACCGTAGGTGGTGGCGGTGCTGGAAGCGGAACTGGTAGAGGAACATCTGGCGGCGATTCGTCTATTGCTGGGTCTCCAATTACAGAAAGCCCGTCTGGAGCTGGAACAAATACATTTAAGTCTTATGGCGGTGGTGGCGGTGGTGGGTTGCTTGCCGGACAAGATAGTGGTGCTAATGGAGGGTCAGGCGGCGGCGGTGGATCAAACAGTTCAAACGGCCCAGGCGGTACAGGAAACACACCTGCCGCATCCTCAGCAGGAGGGAACGGCGCTCCATCTGCTCCAGGTCAAGGAAACAACGGAGGGAATGCTATTTTCTCTGGTTCTTATGGTGTCGGAGGCGGTGGGGGCGGCGCTTCCGCATCTGGTGTAAATGGAACAACTTCCGCAGGAGGCAATGGTGGGGCAGGCACTTCTTCCACTATAACGGGTTCTTCTGTAACTTATGCTGGCGGCGGTGGTGGTGGTGGAGATAGCCGAGGCCCAGCGCCAAGGTCTGCCGGAACAGGTGGGGCGGGGGGCGGCGGGAATGGCGGCGGCGGTACTAGTAGCGCCTCAACAGCAGGAACTACCAATACCGGAAGTGGTGGGGGCGGTGGGGGTTATAACGCCAGTGCAGACCCAGCTTCCAGACCAGGCTCTTCAGGCGGCTCCGG